GAGTTGGCTATCGAAAGAGGCTTGAAAGGCGAAATCGCTGAAGACTTTATCTCTGGTTTAAAACAATTGTTTGAAGACCACTATGTTGATGTTCCAGATGAAAAATATGATGTGCTAGAAGCACAATCTGAAAAAATTTCAGAACTAGAAGGTAGAATTAACGAAATGATGGAAGAGCAAATCCAGTCCAAGTCTGTTAATGCTACACTAGTAAAGGAACAAGTCTTGTCAGTACTTTCTTCTGACTTGGCTGAAACAGAGATTGAAAAGTTTAAGTCACTTATCGAAGATGTAGATTTTACTACTGAAGAATCTTATCGTGAGAAACTAGGTACTTTAAAGGAAAGTTATTTCCCAAAGAGTGCTCCAGTTGTGACTGAAGCAATTGATGATGTAGAAACTGGTATCGCACAGGACATTGACACTTCTGACTCAATGGCAGCATATATGTCCGCTATTGGTCGAACAGTTAATAGTGCAAAATAACAATTTTATAAATAGTAGAAATTAAAAAGGAGAAACTAATGTTTCAAACAGAACATCTACAAGAAAAGTGGTCGCCAGTCCTTCAACACCCTGATTTACCAGAAATCAAGGATAGTTACAGGCGTGCCGTCACTACAATCATCTTAGAGAACCAAGAAAAAGCTCTAAAAGAAGACAAAAACTTCTTAACAGAAACAGCTCCAACATCATTTGTTGGTGGTAACGCTGCACTAGATACATGGGATCCAATTTTGATCTCACTAGTAAGACGTTCTATGCCTAATCTTATTGCATATGACATTTGTGGTGTTCAACCTATGACTGGCCCAACAGGTCTTATCTTTGCAATGAGAGCAAGATTTGCATCTATGGATGGTGCAGAAGCACTTGCAGACGAGGCAATGCCTGGTAATGCAGATGCATCTAACCAAAACGCTGCTGGTACAATCGGTGGTGGTGACGTTGGTGCAACAGAAACTAATCCTGCTGTATTAAACGACAGTCCTGCTGGAACTTATACTAGTGCAACTGGTATGACAACAGTACAAGGTGAGGCACTTGGTGACTCTGGAACAAACGCTTTCGGTGAAATGGCGTTCTCAATTGAAAAGCATACTGTTACTGCTGTAACAAGAGCTCTTAAAGCTGAGTACACTATGGAACTTGCACAAGACTTAAAAGCAATTCATGGTCTTGATGCTGAAACAGAACTTGCAAATATTTTATCTGCTGAAATTCTTGCAGAGATTAACAGAGAAGTTGTAAGAAACATTTATGTTTCTGCTGTAAAAGGTGCTGCCGTTAATACAACTACTGCTGGTATCTTTGACCTAGATACAGACTCAAATGGTCGTTGGTCAGTTGAGAAGTTCAAAGGTTTAATGTTCGCAATCGAGAGAGATGCAAACGCTATTGGTCAACAGACTCGTAGAGGAAAAGGTAATATGATCCTATGTTCAGCTGATGTTGCTTCTGCACTTCAAATGGCTGGTGTTCTAGATTACACTCCTGCTCTTAACAACAACTTGAATGTTGATGACACTTCAACAACATTTGCTGGTGTTATGAATGGTAGATATAAAGTATATGTAGACCCATATGCTGCAAACGTATCTGCATCACAATACTACGTTGTAGGATATAAAGGAACTTCTCCATATGACGCTGGAATGTTTTATTGCCCATATGTACCATTACAAATGGTTCGTGCAGTTGGTGAAAACTCATTTCAACCAAAAATTGGTTTCAAGACAAGATATGGTATCGCCGCAAACCCATTCCATACTGGAACAGTTGCTGCTGCAGCTGATGGTGCGATTTCTATCTCATCTGCAACTAACAAATATTACAGAAAAGTTAAAGTCGCTAACCTTATGTAGTATCGGTTTTTTAACCAACCTAAAGAGAGAGGATTTATTCCTCTCTTTTTTTTGTTATAAATAGTAGTATGACAACAGAAACATCACCATTAAACAGACAACCAGACAAGTTAGACTATAGTAGTCCAACCCAGTTTAGGTTTATGATTAACCAGTTACCAAAGGTGCAGTTCTTTACAACTGCAGCCAACATTCCAGATATATCTTTAGGTGAAGCAGTAATACCTACACCATATAAAGATATACCAATAATGGGAGATAAAATTACTTTTGGTAATTTAGAGGTGGATTTTATTGTTGATGAATACTTAGAAAACTATGTATCAATACACAACTGGTTAATAGGTATCGGTTTCCCAAAGAATAGAACACAGTTTAGTTCTTTTAGAAGTGATACCTCAAATAATCCAACATCTGCAAAAACTGTATCTACTGATAGAGTAGGTTCAGCCACACCAGATAGAGGAATGTATTCTGATGCAACACTTACAATTCTATCAAATAAAAATAATCCTTTGGTAGAAGTTCGTTTTTCAGATTTGTTTCCAGTATCTTTAAGTACATTGAGTTATAACCAACAAGCAACAGACGTAGAATACCTAACTGCACAAATTAGTTTTCGATATAAATTATATGAGATAGTGACTTTATAAGTGAGATAATATGAACCTTGACGAATTGAAACTGCAAGTCCAGAGAGACTTGAAAGTAGATGATGAACACCTAGATACAGAATCATTAAAAAACCAAGAAATAAAAGCAACTTACCTAGACCATAAAACTAGATATGAACTTCTTTTGTATAGAGCAAAAGGAGATTACAAACGATTGTATCGTGAGAAATGGGAATACTATGGTGGTAAAGCTGATGCAAAAATATATGCATCAAAACCTTTTGACCTCAAAGTATTAAAGACAGACCTAGCAGTTTACATTACATCTGATGAAGAAATTATTAATGCAGAGAATAAAATTGGTTATTTAGAAACAGTCGTAGATTATATCAAAGGAGTTATCAAGTCAGTTGATAATCGTGGTTGGGATATAAAAAATGCGATTGAATGGAAGAAATTTGAAGCAGGAGCATCTTACTAATGATAGAATTTACAGACAATTTTTTAGAAGAACATATTGCACAATTGATTGATATGCAATTAAGAGAAGTGTCATGGAAATATGATTATGATTCAGTAAAGGGTGGTACAAATAAACACTGGCACGTTTTCTTAGGACATAATGTAAAAGAACTGGGAGATTTTACTCCTATCTGGAATCAGATTAGCGATAGGTATAATTATGAAATGGAAAGAGCTTATCTTAATGCACACACACATGGAATAGAACCACACATACATAGAGATGATGGGGATATGACTTTCATTTACTATCCAAGAATGGATTGGAGAATAGATTGGGGTGGTGGAACAGCAATCTATGATAACGAATTAAATAATATTACACATCATATCAACTATAAAGGTAATAGATTAATTAAGTTCCCAGCAAATCTACCACATCAAGCTCAACCAGTAAGTCGTGAATGTTACCAGTTGCGAACTTGTGTTGTATTTAAGACAACGAGAAAAAAATGAACTATTCAGTAATAAACTTTCCAAATAACCTAATACAAGACATATTGAGAAATAAAGAAGATACCTTGACAAAAGGAAATATAAATGATAAAAGTGGGTTGACAAAAAGAAATTCTAGTGTATCATGGATAAAGGAAAGAACTATATGTCAAAGAGTTTTTTCTGTAATGAAAAATAAAGCAGAAGATTTCTCAAATCTTTATGTTGATAATATAGAACCTTTACAATATTCTGAATATGACACAAGTCAAGAATATGGGTGGCATCAAGACTTAAATAATGAACCTTATTCAGATGGTAGAATTAGAAAGATATCTTTTTCTATATTTTTAAATGATAACTTTAAGGGTGGTGAGTTCGACTTAGAAATACATGGCCCTGATGCAAAACCAAGATACATATCAGAGTGGAAAAGAAGTAATGAAAACTGTATATTGTTTCATTCAGATATGTGGCATAGAGTAAGACCAGTAAAATCTGGTGTAAGAAAAAGTATAGTTGGGTGGTTATTAGGCCCAAAGGTTAGATAATGAAAATCTCAAAAGTTAATGAGGTTTACCTAGAGTTAGAGGTAGACGAAGATGTTTCTAGAGAACTATCTGATTATTTTACTTTTGAAGTACCAGGCGCTAAGTTCATGCCACAATATCGTAATCGTATGTGGGATGGAAAGATAAGATTGTTTTCACCTAGAAATGGTAGAATATATGTTGGACTATTACCCTATGTAAAAGAGTATTGTTCAAAAAAGTCAATTGAATATATAATAGAAAAAGGAGTAGAAAATGACAGGAATGTTCTTCGTGAGAGCGTCAGAGATTTCGCAGANTCNTTACGACCCAAGAGCAGGGGAAAACCTATACAATTTCGTGATTACCAAATTGAT